TAATGAATAATCCTTTAATTGCTACAAGTTCTCTACCTGCTCTAATAACAGAACCACGTGTATGTGGACAATGAAATGCTTTAGTCATAAAGCCTGTAAATGTTGTATTCATCTCCTCTGCAATTTTATCATATAATGCAATTACTGATTCTTTACTCCAGGTAATTTTACCGGCGTCAATATCATTTTGTAAAGTTTTATGTGCTGTAAAGTAAACTGAGTCTGTATCTCCGTATATTATAGATTCTCCAGTATGATTATATTTGCCTGCAACGATATCATTTACTTTTGCCGCCATATGTTTTGTAATGCATCTGCCTGTTAGTGTTACTGATTGTCCTATACGTATATCAAAAAATCTACAACCAGGATTTAAAAGTGCTCCATATAAACTATTCAAATTAATCTTTTTAACTAATTGTCTTTTATCCCAATATGCTCTTTCAATTTCGTTATCCCCACAATCGCCCATTTTACGTTGCATTTCTTGTCGTTCAGCATACCAACGTTTAAGTAATCCTGGAATAATTGCTTCAAATTCGTATGTGAATAAAGTACCATTAGCACTTAACATCCATTTATTGTTGCCTTCAAATACTAAATCATACAGTTGTGCCGCTGACATTCTAATACTGGTACCGTCAGCCCAGTCTATAACTATTTCAGTACCTTTGTCTTGTTTTATTACTGCTTGATATTCCCAACTACCAAATTGATTATCCCAAGCCGCCGCAAATGATTTTTTTTGTAATTTTGCTCTGTTTATTTCTGCAGATGTTATTATTGGTCTAATTTGTCCTACAATAGTTTCTGGTCCCATGTTCAACGCTCTAATAACAGATGGATATAGTGAGTTAATATCAATAGATCCTATCCAGTCGTGTATACCTTTTTTTGGAGTTGCCACATAAGCACCTGCCGCTGTAACTGGTTCAGCATCTTTAGCTCTGTATTTTCTGCCTGGTACAATCATACCACGTCTATGTGCCTCGTTTACTATTGCTTGTTCTGTAACTGCAACTGCACCCATTGTAGTTTGTAGCAACACAGTATTTTGGTGTGCTATTTCGTTTGCCAGGTCAATAAATTTTAGTTTCTTTTCTAGTTTGGCAAGTAAGTTTGTATCTTGTCTGTTGTATTCTATAAACAAACCAAAGTCATTTTTATAAAGTGAATCTAAAGATCCTTCGTATACAGTTTTCTTTTCACCTAATTCGTGTTCGCCAATTGCATCTAATCTAAAACTATGACGTTCTTCATATGTATACTTTCTATATAATTCTAATAAGTCTAAATGCACTCTGCCAATTAAGTCATAACTTAAATGTTCTCTACCGTATTTTTCAAATACTCTCTTTTTAGGTTTTTGTCCCCAAAAACATAAACGTCTTGTATCATCACTGCTTAAAACTTTTTGTATTCGTCCTACGGTGTATGGAATATCATATCCTTCTGAGTTCCAACCAGAAATAATATCAGCATCTTCAACTAATTGTAAAAATGCATCAAGCATATCTTTTTCTTTTTCAAATAACATTGTATTAGGAAATCTCTCTGTGAGCACTTTTGCTTCTTGCATACTAATTGTTTTTGGTGGAACTGCAAGTGTAACTAATTGATCCGTCCATTCCATATAACAACTTATGGCAGTTATGGGCATGAACGGATCGTCAGTTGTTGAATAACCCCGTTCAGGATCAAAGTCAACTTCAATATCAAAAAACAGTACATTCAGCTTTGGAGTTTCTTTACCTAAATAATTTTCCTCCAAACATCTAAACACTGGATTGATATCTTGTTCATGAAGAGTTTTATTAGATCTTATCCGTTGCTCTTTAATGAATTCTTTTGATGTACGACATTGTACTTTTTGTAATGTTTCACCAGTCATAGCTCTATGTTTGCCTCTTGCATCAGGATAGTAGAACACATACCTTGCATCGTATTCAACAAATACACGACCTTTTTTAGGGTCTCTTTCTACGACATAAATTTTATCTTCGTCTTTTTTATATAAAGCGTCTATGTAACTCATGATAAAAATACTATATAATTTCCTATTACATTCATTATAGTAAACCATCCAGATAGTACTACTATCCAAATTTGTCTTCTTCTGTAACTAGCATAACACAAAGTACTAGAGCCAAGCAAGTACAAGGGAAATACATAATGCATTGTTGGGTAAGGTGAGGTAAATGTTAAAATGCAGGAACCTATAATAGTTACTGTTACAGATAACAGTTCATACCAAAAAGCTTCTTTGTCTGTTTTATAACTGTTTACCCAAAATTCTTTGAGTAAGCTATACACTAAATCTTACCTGCCGCTACCAATATAGATTCTAGTATGTCTAGATCGTCAGTTAAATTTTTGTAATTGTCTTTATGTGCGATTGAAATCGCTTTGTTAATCAATGCAGGTTTCAATTCTAATTCCTCTGCTATTGATTTTACTGTGTCTCTTAAACCTGATTTAAGATCATCTACTTCTCCTAGGACTTGTGATCCTTGAGAAATGATTTGTATCAGCTTTTGTTTTTCACTGTCGTTAAAGTTTTTTACTGCCATTGTTTTCTCCTTTCTATGATTATATTTTATTCTGTTTAAAAAAGCAACTTTTATTTAAGATGAATTATTTTTTTGGTAATAAAAGTTCTACTTTTTACAAATAATGAACGATACCTTTCTAACATTTTATAATTTATGTCAGTAGATATTTTTAAAAACTTTAGTATTTTTATTATTTCTTTTTGAAATTCTTTTTCATCAAAACATGATAATATATTAAATTTAACAAGATTTGGTAAATTTTGTTTTGTAATCCAATGTTCCCACTTATTAAGTTCATCTGTATTATTTGATCTATTAAGTTTGTTTACATTATATAAACCAACATAATTCATATTTGGAAATTTATAATCAAAATTACGAAGATGTGATGTTTTTGGTAGATAAAAAAATTTTTGATTTGAAATTTTAACAAAAAAACTTGAAAATTTTTTTGTATGGTAGCATTGTTCATTTTCACCTTCTTCTAGATGATAATCAAGTTTTGTATTTGCATTTAAAATTTTTAAGTGATTTGAAAAAATATTTTGTCCTTTTATTTTGTTTTCAGCGTGTTTATAATTTATAGGTAATATTTTATCATGAATACTCAAACAATACGATATAAATTTACCACCAGCTCCAAAAGGGTATTTTATAAGGATTATATTTTTAGTAGCAAAATTAACCGACATATTGTTAATTATTGCTTATTACAGGCCGGCTAGTTTTTTAATACGTTGTAATTCATGATCTTCCTCTACAACGTCATTGTTTTTCATTATTTGATTTGGTCCATCAGCAAATGCTTCAACTTTTGCAAGTCCTCTACTACCTGGACTGTTAGGTGATTTTACCTGTTCGCCTGCACTTATGGCTCCTCTTTGACGCATTTTAGTAACGTCATCTAGGTACTGTTTATAGTTGTAGGGTATACTGCTCATTTTATATATTTATTTTATTTCTTGTATTCGTTTATCCCATGGGAAAGGATATTTTTGTTTAATACAAATGCTTAAAGAGTCGTGGCTTAAATCTTTGGGCATATTTTTTGTAAAGATTGTATTATTTAGGTTATAAAAAATATCACTATTTGAAATTTGTTCTATAATTTGTATGTCTTTGAATATATTTTTGCAATTTTCTGAAGTATAGATAACAAGATTCTCTGTTATAATTTTTTGAGGTAAACCATTTATACTATCTTTAACTAAATTTATAAAACAAGGTGATCCAAAATGATGTAAAACTAATGTTTTAAGTTTTGTAATTTTTTTAAAATCTATAGAGACAAAAGGATTACATATAGTAGACAAAAAATTTATATTTTCAAATTTTGTGTTATTGTAATTTTTATTAATAAAAACATAGTCGCCTTCAAATTGATATTGCTCAATGTATTTTTTGTGTTTTTTACTACACCATTTACCTGCAGGCGTGCCGTCAAAGTTAATACATTTTTTAATTCCACTAACATCTTTTTGAGAAATAAAAAAGTCTAAATTAGTAAATCCACCCACCCATCCAATTTCTTTGGGTTTTGTCCAATGTAAAACTCTATTTAATATAAAATAATCGTGGAAGTCTAGTTCAAGTAAATCGTCTGAATCTTTTAAAGGGGTGTCTTTAATTGTAACTTTGGGATTTTTTTGTTTAATTTTATACCAATATTTAGCAGATTTTGACGAAAGCATACTTGTAATTATTTGTATGCAACTACGATATAATTATTTTTTTTCTGCTGGGTCTAAATCGTTGGTAAACTTATCTTCTTGTGGAACCGCAATTGCTGGTTCAACAGCATCTAGTTCAACTTCTTCACCGCCATCTTCTACTGCTGGTGTTTCTACTGATGGTGTTCCAGGATCTGGTAAAACTTCTTTATCTAAGTTTACTAATCTTTCTTCTGGTTC